CTTTCGGATTTCTCTGGCGGAAAAATTATATTTTATGTTTCGGAGGTTTTCTAAGTGGGTACGTGGTCTAAAATTGCTGAATGTCCTAATTATGAGGTGTCAAAAAATGGGGAAATACGTAGAGGAAACCATATAAAAACACTTATAGAACACAATGGATATTATACAGTTGATTTATATTCTAATGGTAAACGTATTAAAAGACGTATAAGTCGTTTGGTAGCTCAAGCATTTATACCAAATCCAGACGGATTACCAGATGTTAACCATAAGGATGGTAACAAATTAAATAATTCTGTGGAGAATTTGGAATGGGTTACTAAATCTGAAAACATGCAGCATGCTATAAAGAATGGTTTATGGCATCCATCTTATGGAATGCTCGGAAAAAAGAATCCAAATGGTGGACGAAAATCAAAACCATTTAGAATAGTTGAGACTGGACAAGTTTTTAATAAACTATTGGAAGCAGACTGTGATGGAAGATTTACAAGTACTAAAATAAATGACTGTTTGAAAGGTAGACAAAAGACACATAGAGGTTATCATTTCGAATACGTATAATCTGAAACTTTAAGGAGGCACTTCTATGGCTAAAGTGAATGATAGTAGTGCTTCTGAAAAGAAAACTACTAGAAAACAGGTACCAGCCAGATCAGAAGAAGCTAGACAACAGCAGCTAGAGAACTTAGCAATGAACTTGGCTGAGAAGAAACTAAGAGATGGTACAGCATCATCACAATTGATCTGTCATTTCTTAAACCTGACAACCCAAAAAGCAAAACTAGAACAAGAAAAACTAAAAGCAGATACACAATTGCAAATGAAGAAAGTAGAAACACTCGATTCACAGGCAAGAACCGAAGAATTGTATGTGAGTGCTATTAATGCAATGAAAAAGTATCAAGGTGTTAGCGAGGAATTCTATGACTAAGTACAAAAGATGCTATTCAGAACTAATTAAGTTAAAATCATTTGAGGAAAGGTTCGAGTATCTCAAGTTAAGTGGTAAAGTAGGTGAGTTTACATTCAATGGCCACAGATATTTAAACCAAGTACTTTACAATAGTCCTGAATGGAGATCTTTTAGACGAGAAATTGCAATCAGAGATGATGGTTGTGACTTAGCATGTCCAGATCGAAAGGTTCAAGGTAAAACTAGATTAATAGTTCACCACATAAACCCGATAATGATTGAAGACATAGTTAATCATGACCCAAAAATCTTTGATAAAGAAAATGTGATACTAACAACAGACAATACTCATAGAGCAATTCACTATAGTGATGCTTCTATACTGACGTTAGATCCAATAACCAGAACTGAAAACGATACTTGTTTATGGAGGTGATTCCGATGAGTCGTAACAGACGTTACAACCCCTACAGAGATCAGTCTTACAAGAAGGATTTCGAAACCGAGAACAAAATCGACCTCGACGATAAGAACGAGGTAGCTACCGACAAAGAGGCAGATCCGATTGAAGCTCTCATGAGCGACAAGAAGACACTGGAAGATATAGAAGGACTCCAGAATGAAGGTCCGACATACTTCGAGAAGATAGAGCATCCTAAGCAGGAAATACCTGAAGAGCAGATGCCGAAATTCGTTAAAGGAATAGTCAAGGTACTATCAAATATGAGATCCGCCCCCAGTATGGAGGCTTTTGTTTTGGAAGTATTACCTGCTGGCACGTCGATCATGATTTATCAGGATACTCCTGGTGATTTCTATAAGGTAGTACATGATGATGTAGAGGGATTCATCAAGAAAGATCTCTGTGCAAGAGTTGGATTTGGCGTAAGTCATCTCTATTAAGCAAAAGGAGTTAATCATGGTTGGTGAAAGTATACTCGATTCAGTAAAGGATGCCATAGGGATTAAGGATCCAGAGCTAACAGCTTTTGATTCTGAGTTAATGATCATGATTAACATGGCATTGAACAATCTTACAAGAGTTGGTGTAGGTCCTGAGACTGGATTTAAGATCAGCAAGAAGGAAAACACATGGAGCGAGTTTCTAGGTGAGGAAGATCCAAGACTAGAGAGTGCTAAAGAGTATATAGTACTACAGACTAAACTCTTATTCGATTCAAACTCAATGTCAAGCTCGATGATAGACATCTATACTCAGAAATCTGAGGAGATTCTATACACATTACAGGTAGCTGTTGACCCAGATCCTTTAACAATAGAAAGTGAGTGAGAGATTTCAAAATGAAGAAAAATTATACAATAGCTCCAGTTAGGATTTCTAATCCTATGGACTCGGCTAGAGCAATGGATATACATGAGCACAGCCGAATCACTATGAAAGGCAAAAAGTATGCAATAGGTCCTTCACGGGATTACATTGAACATTCTGCTAAAGGATCTTCATGGGAGAAACATGACTATATAAAGGTTATAGATGGTAAGTATTACTATCCCGATTCATATGAAGGCGGTAGGCATCTTCCTAAAGATCGTAGACAGCTTCAGCAGGAGGCTATAAAGGAAACAGCTGGTGAGCCTGCTGGATGGGAGTCAAAGTTCTATGGAGAGTGGGAGAAGAATCTCAAAGATATGGGCGGTAAGCTTGATCCTAAAGCTCTTCAGGAGATGCTGATGTTCGGTAAGGATGAGAATGGCAAAGGATACGATAACTTTGCAGTTGCCCTTGCAGAAATGGCTGGAATAGATGCAGATAAGATCAAACCCGAGGTTCTTAATCGAATGAGACTCAGAGCTATAGAGCACTATGAGAAAGAGTTCGAGCAGGAGAAGGATAACTTCGATAAAGAAGGTAACAGGATCAAGGATAGGTCTAAAGAGCAGCAGGAGAAGATCTCTAAGAGTGCAAGTAAAAGTAAGAGTAAGAAGTCTTCTTCTAAGAAAGCATCATCTGATAAAACCTCTTCAAATAGTAAGAAATCTTCTTCGAAGAGTAAGAAAGCTTCTAGTGATTCTAAGAAACCTAGTAGTAAGTCTACTGAGAGTGAGGTTACTAGTGGAACAGTAGCATCTAGAATAGCTAAGAATTCAGCAGCTAATCGAAAGGCTATGGAGCAGGCTCGTAAAGGTAGCCAGAAAAATAAGTATGGCACTAATATGAAATATAGAAAGAGATAAAGGAGAGACTCTATGTTAAGTAACACGGCAACGCCGAAATATTACGGAGCATTTCGGGATGCTGTGTTGAGAGGCGACATCCCAGTATGTGAGACCATATCTATGGAGATGAACCGAATAGATAATCTCATAAAAGATCCAGGAGTATACTATGACGATCAGGCAATAAATGGATGGATCGAATTTTGTGAAGAAGAGTTGACGTTGACCGATGGTTCTGATTTACATTTAATAGATACATTCAAACTATGGGCTGAACAAGTCTATGGTTGGTATTACTTCATGGATAAGACTGTATATATTCCAAATAAAACTGGAAAAGGCGGTCACTATGAAACCAGAAGAGTTAAGAAGAGATTAACAAATAAGCAATACCTTATAGTAGCAAGAGGTGCTGCAAAATCTTTATATGAAGAGTGCCATCAGGCATATGGTTTGACAGTAGACCCTTCTACAACTCATCAGGTTACAACAGCTCCGACAATGAAACAAGCAGAAGAGATATTAGGACCATTTGCAACAGCAATAGCTAGAGCACGTGGCCCTTTATTTCAGTTTATGACTGAAGGATCTCTACAAAATACAACAGGTTCTAAAGCAAATCGTCAGAAATTAGCATCAACCAAAAAGGGTATCGAGAATTTCTTGACAAATTCAATACTCGAAATTAGGCCAATGTCTATATCAAAATTACAGGGACTCAGAAACAAATACTCAACGGTAGATGAGTGGTTATCCTGTGATATTAGAGAAGATGTGGTAGGTGCATTGGAGCAGGGTGCTTCCAAAATAGACGATTATCTAATAATAGCAGCTTCATCGGAAGGAACTTATAGAAATGGTTCTGGAGATGACATTAAAATGGAGCTTATGAGCATTCTCAAGGGAGAGTACATAAATCCCCATATATCTATTTGGTGGTATAAGCTCGATGACGTCAAAGAAGTTGCTAATATTGATCTATGGCAAAAAGCAAATCCAAATCTCGGTATAACTGTAAGCTATGAGACCTATCAGCTTGATGTAGAAAGAGCAGAGAAGTCACCATCAGCTAGAAACGATATATTGGCAAAAAGATTTGGTATACCTATGGAAGGATTTACATATTTCTTTAGGTATGAGGAAATAAAACCGCATAGAAGAAGATACTATAAAGGTATGCCATGTGCAATGGGTGCAGACTTATCACAAGGTGACGACTTCTGTGCTTTTACTTTTCTATTTCCACTTGCAAGAGAACAATTTGGTGTTAAAACTAGATCATATGTTACAAGTAGAACAATAGAACAACTCCCAGGATCTATGAGACTTAAGTATGAGGAATTCATGCAAGAAGGAACTCTCATAGTAATGGAAGGCACTGTCCTAGACATGACACAAGTATATGATGATCTGGATCAGCAC